CCTCCTCATAAGAGACGGTAAAAGTTTGATCTACAACTTTTACCAATATGGCAGCCCGAGGAAACACAATAGCACAAGCATTTTCTAATAAGGTCATGGCTGAACTCTATGACAAGGATATATTGGAAAATGTTGTTAATCGTGATTATGAAGGTGAAATAAACGCTATCGGTTCCAAACTAAACGTCCTGGATTCGACAGAATTTCCGAAAAAACTTATACAGGCGCTGATCTGACAGCAGATGATTTGACTGAAAACAATATGGATTTGACCATTGATCAGTACAGATCTTACTACTGGAAAGAGAAAACACTTGATAACTGGCTTTCATATATTAAAAATCCCCACCCAACCATTGTTGAGCAAGCTGCAAATGACAGAGCCAAAAATATAGATACATTTATTTTTGGAAAATACGGAGATGTTGGCGCAGGTAACCGAGTTGGAACAGATGCCAATGACGCAACGACAATTACTATTACCGTTACCACCGGGGCATTTGTAGTTGCCGGCGGAACTCCTGTTGATTCAACTTGGGTCGGCAGAGGCATTAAAGCGGTTGGTCATTCCAAATGGTACAGGGTTGCGTCAGTCTCAAGCACAACCGAAGGCATTATTTAGGACGATCTTGATGATGTATCTACGGTTTACACAGGCGGAGCGATAGCCGGTGCGTCCTATGTAGTCGAGGCAATTTCAGCAATTGCGGTTACAACCACAAACTTGCTTCAGAAAGTAGCAGACCTTAAACAGAAACTTGATGAGGTTGAGGTTTATGGTCTTAACCCGGCACCTGACTCTGGCAGGTTCTTGATTATACCTCCGGCATTTGAAAATACCGTAGTTCGTTCAACTGGTATTGCCCTTCATGTTGATCCTGTTTTTCAAGGATTAGTTAAACAAGGTTTTCTTGGACAACTTCAAGGATTCAATATTTTTAAGTCAAATAGACTGACTGGTAATAACACAGACGGCTATCATTGTTTGGCCGGACATCCAGGTTGGATAACATTTGCAGAAAAAGTCCTTGATGCCCGAATGGAAGAGGACTTGACGGGAAACTTTGGTTCAGCCTTTAAAGACTTATTCGTTTACGGTGCTAAGGTTATGGATGCTCGTAGGCATTTTGCCGCAGAGCTATTCGCAACATTTAGCTAATAGTTAGATAAGTTAGCACAAGCCTAAAGCTTAAAGCCTAAAGCTATATAAAAAGAGCATTAGGTTTGAAGAATAGGCTTTTTTTAGAGTAAAAAAATGGCACAATTTGAATTAAAGAAGAATTTACCTTTAACGACACAGGCTGAAATTGATCGTATCAGTGCGATTCCTAGCGCCCAGCGTAAGACAACCGAGTCGGCCTTTTTGACCGCACTTGATCCCTACCTTAATAACCGTGTTTTAAGATGGGACACATCTGATCCAGTTACAGCCCAGAATCCAAATCCGCAATCGTCAACAACTGATATTTTAGAGGCGGAAGGCAATACTTTACCTACAGATTATCCCGGGTTCAAGCACGGAGCAGTTTTTTACCTATTATCTAAAACAGGTACGAATGTCTATATTAACACTGGAACGGACACTGTTGCTGCCTGGACTAATCCAGTAGAAGCAGAAATAGCTTCACCATCAGCCAGTGCAAGTCCATCGGCCAGTGGTAGCAAGTCCGCAAGCCCATCGGCCAGTGCCAGTAAATCAGAATCACTATCATTCAGTCCGTCAAGTTCGCCATCGGCTTCACTCAGTCCGTCAAAGTCACAGTCTCCGAGTGCTTCGGAATCTGTAAGTGCATCAAAGTCTGCCAGCCCATCGGCCTCAGGATCAAAAAGTGCCAGTAAATCTCTTTCACCCAGTGCATCAATTAGTGGGTCAGCTTCGGCAAGTTGGAGTCTAAGTCCATCAGGTTCTGCGAGTCCTTCCGCTTCGGAATCAAAGAGTGCTTCGAAGAGTGAGTCACCCAGTGCTAGCAAATCTCTTTCTCCATCAGGAAGTGTCAGTCCATCGGCATCAGCCTCTGCCTCCGAAAGTAAGTCATTGAGTCCATCGGCATCAGTTAGTGTTAGTAACAGCGCTTCGGAATCAAAGAGTTTGTCGCCATCGGCTAGTGCCAGTAAGAGTGCATCAAAATCGGCCTCCGCCAGTAAAAGTCCGTCTGCCTCAGCTTCAAAGAGTGAAAGTGCATCACTTAGTCCTTCGGGAAGTGCCTCACCTTCAGGGAGTGCGTCAAGAAGTGAAAGTGAATCTGCAAGTCCGTCAGCGTCATTATCGCCATCGCCAAGTGCAAGTCCGTCAGCGTCATTATCATTCCCATAGAGGTAAAGTATGGATTTACAAGCATTTAAAACAATCAAAACAGGAGAAATACAAGGGGGAGATACAGCCTTTCAACTTCCCGATGTTGCTTGTGCATTGGTCAAGTTTAAGGCAGAGCGTGCTAATGCCGGAAATGTCTATATCGGCGTAAATGGCGTGACAATCCCTGATGGAGCAACCGATGAAACAACTGGCTTTGAACTGGATGCCGGAGAAGAGACTGATTGGATTCCTGTAGATAATCTCAATAAATTCTGGGCAATTTGCGACAATAACGGTGATGATCTAGTCTATATGGCTCTTCTTTAGCCTCAACTTCCCATTTGACAGTAAACAGTTTGCGTAAGTACGTTGTGGGTACATGATAAGACGCAACCATTATTTAAGAGAAGATCAAGTTGATTTTTTAGATCATTTATTAGGTACGGAATCTGAGCATATTCGCAAGGCAATAGATGACTATATTCAGAAACTCAAGGATTTGGAGATAAGCACTTCCAAGTCAAAGAGAGTAGGTGAGGATCAACATGGATGATAATTTAACGCCTTTAACACCCTTAACGTCGGAACAACCTCGTCTGCAACCAAGGACAATGGATTTCCCAGAGGCAATTCGCCAGATTATAAATGGCAAGAAAGTAGCCAGAGTCGCTTGGGGGAATAATGATTATGGACTTTTAAAAGACGGCTGGTTAAAGGTTTTTACTAACAATACATTTTTTATCTGGAAGGTAAATGATGGGGATCTGGAAGGGAATGATTGGATTGTGGTAGGAGAGGTGAATTAAAATGCCGGATTTAAGTATCTGCATACCTAATAGAAATAGTCCTTTTACAGCCAAGACTATCGAGGATGTCTTGGCAAATGCTGGTTGTGAAGTGGAAGTTATTGTTAATGTTGATGAGAAATGGCCGGAACCGCTTATTGATGACGCACGAATCCACTATATTCATCCGCCACAGCCAGTTGGACTTAGGCAAGCCATAAATAACTGTGTTGCGCTTGCTAAAGCAAAATTTATCTTAAAAACAGATGACCACTGTGCCTTTGGCTCAGGTTTCGGCAAGATCCTGATCGAGAACCACTTGGAGGATAACTGGATACAGATACCAAGACGTTATGCTTTGGATGCTGAGAAGTGGGCAATTGAAGAGAGAACCGATGGGAAATATCCAGTGGATTATATGAGTCTTTGCTATCCCCAGTTAGGTAAAGAGCATGACGATGGTTTTCATGGAATAGAATGGCGACAAAGACGGGAAGATCGAAAAGACCCACAATATGACATAGATGATTTACCAACTTTTCAAGGGAGTTGTTATTTTATGACTCGATCT